AGGAATGCCACATATTTAACTCCAAAGTCATTTCTTCTTCTCATCTCTGCATTTAACGATTGAAAAATCGGTTTTGACATTGTTGTATCTTCAACTGTATATAAGTTGGGATGATAGATATTGTTGTAATCGAACATATAGTCGACAATCCCTTTCTTAGGCTCCCCTGGAATCCCCAATACAGGTAAAGACCGCTTGCGTAAATACTCAAGAATGTAAACATTATTATCGCCATCAACCCCCACAAACAATAAAACAGTGAAATCACTATCCCTGCGGGTAGAATCAGTAGCGGGGTCAACCCCTGCAAAAACATTGACAGGCTTAACATCGCCTTCTTTAGTATGAACATATGAAACCCCAGTTTCTTCATCGTATACATAGTTGCCATTCCAATACTTAATATGATTCCTATTAAATATGGAATCTTCCTCATTCTGAACCTCCATCATATATTCTTGATAAAACTTTTGAGGTTGTCCAGAATCAGAATAAAATTTCTTTTTTCTCTCCATCTCTTCTTTGCCAAACCATCCTGGCCAAAGAGGAGTATTATCAGGCAAGATCGCCTTATATGTTATTACTTTCCAGCTATATTCTTCATTAGCAGCTTTAGCTTTTTCATTCCCATTAAGAATCCTCGTAACAAACGCATCGAAGTGAACAGGCGTACCATTAATACGAAGGCGCCCATCAGCTGGTTCCAAAGCAGGAAAGACCACCGCTGTAACAAGATTTGCGATTTTAGCTCTAGACTCAGGCGTAACGGTATTATTTTCGTCCTCAAAATCGTCCAGGATGATAAGATCGTATCTTTTATGCAACTTAGCCCCGCCACGTATACCCGAAAGGTTTGACTTCGAGATAAGTTTGCAGCCATTTGAAAGTTCAATGTCATCTTCTGTCCATTTCCTCCCTTTTAAATTTCCAAAATAATACAATACCCTTTCATTATATTCTAAATGATATTTAATATAATCTAGATTAGGTACTGATATTTTACTAGACGCTGCTACCCATCCATAAAATAATGGACTTTGTGCAAAACAAAAATCATGCATTATAGAGCATTTAGTTAAAACTGTTTTACCATGACCTCTAGGCAATATAACTGCCATCTGTCTATAATCTTTATTTGAAATAGCATCTGCTACTTCATAATGAAAAAAAGGAGTTTCACTCCTCATAAAATCGTCAGGCAAGAATAACTTGCCAAATGCTATCATATCTGTATAAGCAAGCTGTAACTCTTCTTCCATTTTGGAAACATTATGCTTATTTATATTAGCCATCTAAATTTAGTATAGCTCTTTTCTTTCCTTCTAATGCTGACTGCTTCATTAAATTGCTGTCACCTCCATATACATCATACCAAGCTTGTGCTGCATATGCTTCTTTATATGTATCAGGATTGTTTAATTGTTTTTTAAATTCATTTTCTGGTCTATATAACTTAATAAAGTTTTCAAAAGAAATATCGTTATATTTTGAATTTTCTAATTGTTTTTCTTCATATTTTTGATGAAAAAACTTAAATGCATTCATATCATTATCAACTTGATCTTCTAACTTTAAAGAAGAGTATTTATCTTCTTTGATAGGATCTGCTTCCCATGAATCTAATTTACTTAACATTTTATCAATAATCAAATTTTCTAATTTTATATCTTTATCTATATTTTTTGCAAAACCATGCAAAGCTTTCGGAGGATATGCAATACCTTCTTTAGTTGGAACGCCTCCTGTAAATTTATCAGGAATATATCCTTCTCCTTCAGGAGTATTAAAAAAATCTTTTGCATTGCTCATCATTCCCATAACATAATCTTCAATATTAGATGGTTTAATTGGAGCTAGAGGATTTACTGGCAATCCTTCTAATTTATCTTTTATAGTTTTTTTACTCATTTAGCCCTTTCAATTCTTTCGGCCTTTCAACTTTTTCTAAAAAGTCTTGAGAAAACCCACCAAATGTTGCGCCTGTTATTTGAGTTACTTGTGTTTTATTTTTATCTTCAAGATCCATAATATCAGACAATTTAAATAATGCTTTTAGTCTAGTATCAGCTCTATCAGCATTAACTGCTTCAGATTTAATTCCTTCAAGGATCATTTTTTCATCTATCCCTAAATCTTCCATTACTGGTTTTAACTCTTCTTTCATAGCAGTCCTTATTCTTTTTGTACTTGTTAATGTTGCCGCTTTTATAGAAGCATAACTAGGATCATTTGTAGGAAACGCCTTTATATATGCTTGAGTAGGAGCCATGCCTCTTGCAAGATACATTACAAAGACACGCTCAAATTTAGTCAGGTTAGTTCTATCGATGACTGCATCTTCAGCTGTTCGTTCACCGCCAAAGGAGTATATGTTAAGCCTACGAGATGTATCCATCTTAGTAGTCTTATATAAAGGGAAAGAGCCAGTACAGGTACCTATATAATCAACTTCTCTCTTTTTCCCTTTGTTTTTATGCATAGTACCTCTCCTGAGTACCTGTATAACGCAGTCATCATCTGCTTTTACCCAATCACCAACCTGACCCTTCTTCCAATCGGAGCGGACAACAACTCCATCTGGAAGGCAATCTTCAGGGTCAAAAACTTTATGCTCTATACCATTAACACGATAAACTCTCATCTACCTTGTTTATATTTATTTTTAGGATATATATAATTGAAATTAGGAGTTTCACTCCCTTGAACACCGCTACCATCAGGCATTTTATGTATTTCATCCACCGGATGCATCTTACCTGATTGTGGTCATCTATGATACTTAGCCATTAATAACCTTTCTTTTTCATGCCTTTATAATTTACACAATCATTATACGCTTTGCTTCCCTTTGGAAACTTTTGGCTGCACTTTTTTGGACTTGGCATTTACTTTCTCCTTTAATTTATCTTCAGATGCATTTCTCAATACTTTAACTATGCTATTAACATGTTCGTATAGCTTTGAAAAGTTAGTTTTTAATAATGATATTTCACTATTTATTTTATCTACTTCTTTTTGATACTTCTCATTAAGACTCCACGTATCCATTCTTCTCTCCTTTGGATTCTTCTCTATATGCGTTTAAAGATGCGACTTCATCTTCTAATACACTTATTTTATACATTGCTTGATCTAAGACTTCACTTAAATTAGACAATGTCTTTTGTACATTATGACCACTCCTATTAACGATTACTTCATCATACACCATTATGTACCTCTTTTCTGTTACAGTATCTAGGCTCAAAACTTGCGAAGCGAGTTTTATGATTCACCATGAATATAATTCTTATCCATATAGACAAGGTCTTCGTTATCAAAGTAATCAGCTAGATCATACTCTCCTACTATATAAGAAGGTCTCTCTGTTACAACTTCTTCGTCAATCAAAACCACTTCATCTGTTTCAGTATCTACAATTATTTCTAGATAATAAGTTTTAATTGCCATAACAACCTCCAATCTTGACATAGTTAGTACTACTATATTACTATATTTTACTAACTACATGCAATATTTATTTTAAAATTAAAAACCTAGCAAAATCAGGTAGTTACAAGGTTTTATAACAAAACCGACTCATCGGTCGGAATCTGGTAAGCCAATCCTAAATACCTGGTTTCAGTATAATTATGACAATTTCCAAAAAATACGTATGATCCCATATAAAAGGCCCCCCTTTCTATCAAAATATAAAACAACTTTTCGTTAAAAACAAGCAACTTTCAAAAATTGTAGAATTTCTATGTACACCTAATACTTGCCACCCACCCGGTTGTGATTGGGATTTTCCTTCTCACATTTGGTTATTTTTCATTTTAATTGAAAGGAGTACATATGTACACATTAGGACAAGTAGTTGATATTATGTTTAATATTGAGGGCAGATTAGTGTCTTCATCTATCTCATTCCAAGGAAGAGCTTGGACATCACCTGAGGGTGAGGTATTTGGTGAGTGGAAGAACGAGAACAATGGGAATACCTATTGGTTCACAGCTAATGCAGTGAGTGACATGGTTATGTCTGATGAGGAGATTGAGCAGGTAGAGTCTTACTAATGGAGGGGGTCACACCCCTTTACCTTGTAGGATAAATAGCATAAACTTATACCAAACAGGAGAAGATATGACAACATACCCTAAATGTAATAACAATAGCTGTTCAGCTGGCCATATTGAT